CACCATTAGGTTTACGCTCAGGTCCAGGCATGCCTCCCATGCGTGCAAGAAAACTTGCTCTGCGTGGGTTGTCGCCAGATTTAACAGGTGGCTTTAGGTTTGAACCTTGAGCCTTGGCAGATGCACGACCTTTTGCATTTAATCCTCCTGTGGGGGATTTGCCTTCTTTACGCTGCCATGCTGGTGAGTTTGCCATTTGGGTTCCTGGTTACTTTTCACCAAGAGTAGTTGGATTATTGACCGCGGGGGCAGGGATGCCATACGGGTTAACTGTTCCATAATTGTCATCTTGATTTACTACTGTTGTTCCACATCCGCATACTGCACACATTTACTTACCTTTTTTCTTCATCATCATTGCCATGCCAGCCTTCATTTCTTTAGCCTTTGCACCTTTTGGTTCAGCCTTTTCAGCCATTGCATAAGCCTTCTTTTTCATTGCTGGTGATACTTTCTTTTTCATTGCAGCCATTGTGTTTCCCCTTTGTGTGATTATTTTTATATCTCCACCAACACTTATGTTGTAGTCAGCAGAAATCTTGATTGCTCTACGAGCAGCAAACTCTGCTGCCTTCATAGAGTTCTTACTAAAGCCAGTGGCTAATGCACCAAGGGCTAGGCTTCCTCCGCTACCAACTGCGTATAAGCCACGGTCATCTCGTGACCAAAGATAATCCTGGTCTACTTCATAAATGGTTCCGTTTAAACAGATAAGAGCATCAAAGCCAGAATCTGGATTCTTGACTGTATCTGGCTCATATCCATTGTCTTTCATAGTTTCACGCAGAGAGGGTAAGACTTTGGTCTGCATAAACACATCTATTGATATTGATTTAATAACCTTTGGTGGTGTCCAAAGGAAGTTTGCTATGTTGCCAGCAATGGCATCGCCTGAGAAGGCGAATACATAGTCACCCTTTTTAATAACTTTATCCATACCTTTTGCATAGTACGGTTTGTCATCATAGGTAGTCATGGAATCTGCTGCTATTACTGCCCAGCCTTTTCCCTGAATACCAACGATGGCAGTCATGTTTACCCCTTAAAAGTATTAGTGTTTGCATCGTAGGCTTTGCCTACTTTGTTTGAATCATCTATTGCTTTTTGTACTTGCTTGGTGGCAGTGCCTGCTGGTTGTATGCCTTGCTCACGAGCAGACTTGTAGAGGTTTAACTCTGCGTTCCACTTCTTTGCTGACATAGCCTTATTGCCTGCTGCATCTCCTGGGGATAGTTGGAGAGTACGAGCCTTACATCCAAAGCAATTACAAAATTCTGAATCAATGTGGTCTGGGTTAGTATTTGCTATACCCCAGTCAATCCACGGTTCTGGTGAGGTAGCATCGCACTCAGTGCAGCCAAACAACTCAACCTTAAATATCATCTGTCCGTCTACTAAATCGTAGCCGTCTTTAACTACTTTGCCTTTATGTCCTTTGGCAGAGCAATCATATTGCTGTAATGTAATCTCCATAAGTTCCTCCAATAGAAGCAGTTGTTAGACGAGTCTTTGTATTTTCGTCAATAACATACGCATGCCCACCAAGGTAAACCTCTGAGGCTTGTAGTGTTTCTGTTTGTGAAGGGAAGCGATATGAGGAGTAAGTTCCATCAATCATCATTACTGTCACGCCACGGTGAATTGAGTAGCGAGCAAAGAGGCGGTGCCAACCTGCAGGTGTTTCTGCAACTGATGGTGTTGTAAATAAATATTCAGCCATTGTTCCTCCTTTTTATAGAGAGAGGGCGAGTTGCCCCGCCCCCTCAACTATTATTTAACTACGCCTGAATTGATGAAGCAGATTCAATACGGTACATAGCAGCCTCACGGTAACGAGCAAAGCCAAGTACGCCGTACCAACCAATAGGTCGGAAACGAAGCAAACGGTCTGTAACTGGTCCGATGATGACATTTGGCTCTTGTGCAACAGCCTCAGCAAGTGCTTGCTTACCAGCAACGATTGTGCGGTAAACAGCAGTTACTGGAGTACATGTTACAACAGTTGTCGCTGTAACAGCAGCAGTGTGTACTGTGTCTACAGTGATTGTAGTTGTTGAACCTGATGTAACCAAAGAAGTAATCTTTGCACCAGATGCAATACCTGTACCTGAAATCTTATCTCCTGCTTCTGCAGAAGTAGCGATTACAGATGATGAAGCAACGCCGAAGGTTACTCCTCCTGATGCACCTGCAACTGTTACTGCAGTTGTAGCCAATGCTGACTGGTCAGCACCATCTACACCACGGTATAAGCGAGGTGTTTCAATGAACATTGCACCTTCGTAGGTTCCAATGTTTCCAGCCCAGAATTGTCCCTGACCTGTTTCTGCATACTTGTGCATGTCCATCCAGCCACCAGCACCAGTTTCAGCACGAAGGTCGTGTGAAATTTCTGGGTGGATACCTGTCCAGTAAAGACTTCCCTCACGAGGAACAGCCTTGTTTGCACGAAGTTTTGCAACTGCTCTACGGATGTTAGCAGCAGTGATTGTGTCAGTTGCTGTAACTGTAGCAGTTGATGTACGAGCGGTTGAAGATGCAGAGTAAATAACATTTGTTCCGCCGCGTAGAGTTTCCATAGCCAACTTATCTAGTGAGTCTGCCATGTTGAAAGCGATGATGTCTGCAACTGCAGGGTCAACATCTGATAGTGAGAACAGTTGCAACTTACGAGTTACAAGTGAAGCGTTACCGTATTCGGCAAGAGTCACTGCAACTGTAGTTACATCTGAAAGTGCTACTGCATCTGGGTCAGTTGTTTCTGACGATAGAGCAGAAGTTACTGCTGCCAAGTCGTTGTAAATTGAGAATACAACACTTGAACCTGGCATTGCCTGTTGAGCGGGGCGCTTGTCTGCTACTGAACGAATCAGTGGCTGAGCACGAAGCGCAAACTCTACATAGCGGTCATACGCTGTTTTGATTAAGCCAGCGAGTGCTGACGAATCTGTGTATGCCATGTGGGTTCACCTCCTGGTGATTGGTAGTTTGAGTTATGAAACTGAAACACCGAGTAATGCACTGAGTTCTGAGGCGTTCTTAGCGTTAAGAATTTTAGACATTGAATCTTCATCAACTCCTGGTGGAGTTCCTGTTGAAACAACTTCATTGATTCTTCGCTGTGCCTGTAGTGCAGGGTTCTGAGCCTGGCTCTCGCTTTGTGTAGACTCTTGCTGAACACCAAATACATCGCCGTATTCATTTAGCCATGTTGAAACGGCTTCCTCAGTAATGTCAATATCCTGAGGGATAAATGCTGCGACCTTTGGGTTGATACCCTTTGCTGTCAGTACATCCTTTACGGTGCGCTGACGAGTTTGATTCTTTAGTGTAGTTGCCTCTACTTCAAGGTCTTTCAAACGCTTTTCAAGCGTACGGTTTACCTTGCGTAGTTGCTTAACGACATCCTGAGGTTGGTCCTCATCTAAGAAGTCATCATCTTCGTCATAATTGGTAGCCATCTACCTATCTCCCTTGTTAGTTGTATTCGCAATCCACAAACACGATTCGGGGAAACCATGTTGGCTATTGCTACCAGACTATTACGCCCCCCTGGGCTGGTGTATCAGGGTGGGGATTCTTTTATATGTTGCCTTCGCTGCCTGTCTTAAGCGATGCGCTTCCAAGTCCACTGCTACCGCTAAAGCGTGCAGTTTCACGGGATGCTCTGCGTTGAGAAGCAAGTATTGCCTGTTGATTAGATTCAACTGTTGCTTGTAGTGCTTCTCTGTCTGAGTAAGTTCCTTGTTCAAGATAAGCAAGTCTGCGTTGTGTATCTGCAAGTGTACCAGATTTACCAATGGCAGTAGTCAAGTCAGTCAGGTTCATATTCTTGTAAACATCTTGTTCTGCAAGTTGTCCTGCTTCTGTACCTGAAAATGCATTAAAGCCCGCTACCTTTGCTATACCAGCAATCTCTGCTGCTCGTGCTTGCTTAAGAAGCAATGGTCCAGCCAAATCTCCATTAAGGAAGTTAGCAGTAATATCACCTTCGCCAATGTTATAGAATTCTTTAAGGGCTGTGCGAATCTCTGGATTAGTAGACTTAGCCAAATCTTGTGCAGCCTGTGCTCTATCTTGTACTTCTTTAGGTGATACCTCATTGCCAATGATTGAACCAAGCATAGTACGGTTGTCATAGAAACCAACTGGTAAGTCAAAAAACTTTAATGTTTGAACTATTTGGTTTTCAAGTTTCATGTAAGTATCTTCTGTAATGGTACGATTCTTACTACGCAATTTATCCATACCAGGAAAGCGTGCTTTGTATACTGGTTGGTCATAAATATCAATAAGGGTTTGTGCCTCAGATACATCGTTCATAATGCTATCGCTAATAAATTTAGCAAAGCCAGGGTCATCAATACCTTGAGCCTTAAAAAGAGTAACTAACTTATCGGAAGCCTTAACCTTGTTGGCGTAGATATTATCTGCC